CCTCGTATTGAAGTTGAAGATGGCTACGGTACTGGTGCTATTATTAATGCAACTATCAACAACTTAGGAAAAATTACATCTTTAGACATTAGAAATGGTGGTACAAACTATTCACCTGATGCTAAAGTAAAAGTTAGAGCATACAGTGTTCTAGTTAAATCAGACAGTAGTGTAGGCGGTATTTGGAGTATCTATGAATACAATAGAGAATTGTCTGAATGGCAACGCACTATTAACCAACAATATGATACAACAGCATATTGGTATTATACAGATTGGTATGCAACAGGTTATACTGAAAATACAGAAATTAATTTTGTTATAGATCAAAGTTATGAGTTGTATGCGTTAGAAGATAATATAGGCGACATTGTTAAAATTAACACAATTGGCACAGGTGGCTGGTTGTTGTTAAAGAAAATAGATACTCAAGACACAGAAGATTATACTGTTAATTACGAAACAATTGGTAGACAGAATGGTACAATACAATTAAGTAGACAACTTTATTTGTATAGCACAGACTCTTCGGGTTACGATGTTACTGTTTATGATATAAGTTTTTATGACAAAGAACCTGTTTATGAAATGAGAAATATCATTAATGCAATTAAAAATGATATCTTTGTTGCAGACTTAACAGTTGAATATAATGAACTATTCTTTGCAGGATTGCGTTATGCATTTAACGAACAGTCAAATGTTGATTGGGCATTTAAAACAAGTTTTGTAAGAGCAAAACACAATGTTGGCGATCTGTCACAAAAAATTACATATCAAAATGATAATCTTGAAAACTATCAAGATTATATTGACGAAGTAAAACCTTACAAAACAAAAATTAGAGAATATATCAGTGCATACACTAGAGTAGAGCCTACTAACAGTTTAATTACTGATTTTGATTTACCACCTAGTTATATTGATGGTAAAATCACTCCGAGTTTTGCTAGTTTTGTAAACGGTGAAATTGTAGATATTGATCCAAAGTATTACAACTATCCTTTCAAAAGTTGGGTTGACAACAATGGATACGAAGTAATTAGAATTGACATTGCTGACGGCGGTGCAGGCTATAAAGCCACACCAGAAGTAATAGTTTCTGGCGATAACGGTACTACTGCACAAGCGTTTGTTTCAAAGGGTAGTGTAAAGGCTATTGAAATAACTTCAACAGGCGGCAAATATTATTCTGCACCAACAGTAACAATTGTCGGAGAGCACGACAGACTTGCAAAAGCAGTTGCAATTTTAGGCAATTCAAATGTGCGTAGCGCACACATGGTTGTTAAATTTGACAGAGTAAGTGGCAAGCGTTTTGTTGAAACTATAGATGTTACTGAAACATTTACAGCGTCTGGATCAAAAGAAACATTTACACTTAAATGGCCTTTGAATTTACGTACAGATTCTTATGCTGTATATGTTGATGGAGACAAAAAACTAAGTAATACATTTAGTGTAGAAAATGCATTGGATACTAATGCAACATATACTAGATATTTAGGCAAAGTAAACTTTGTAGATGCTCCAGCACTTGATTCAGTTGTAACAGTTACATACAAAAAAGATGTGTCAATGTTACAAGCAGCAGATAGAATATTTGAAGAATATTCACCAACAACAGGTATGCCAGGTATAAACGAAAACAACAGTCTTTCTTCATTAATGAAAGGTGTTGAATATGAAGGTCCGATTTATGACAGCATAGATTTTGGAAGCGAACAAGGATTTGGCGTTACTGGATTTGGTGAAGTGCCTTGGGATACAATGATTAATGTTTACGAAGACGAAATTATTGAACTTGATGGTAGTACAAATAGAGTTTATGCAAGTAAACCGTTTGAATTAAATGTAACATACAACATTTACTTTAACGGAACACGCATTGACAAACGTTACGATGTTGACGGTAGTACAGTTCTAAATCCAGCAGATGCAATTTATGAACCATTAGTCGGCGACGGTATAATTGACTATTTAGACATAGACGAAGAAGTACTACAAACTCAAGCAGGCGATATTATTATCATTCGAAAAGCCGGTAGTGACGGAAGTTATACTCCAATTGCAACAGCATATGATACAGCATTAGGCGGCGGTGCATTTACCAACGGCGGTAATACTACAGCACTAGGTGTACTTGCAGATGAAATGATAGTTGATGGCGACGACTTTATAAGTCCAACTAACAGTGCAGGTCCTGAAGAACTTGTTCCTGGCGCAATACACGAAACACTTGATATGACAATTTATCACAGAACAACTGATGGTATTGGCGAAATAGGAGTTGTAAATTACACAACAAACGACTATCAAACCAGTTACGAATTGCCTGCACAACCTGCAACATTTGACAATATTATTGTAATACTTGATGGTGCAATTATTGACAGTACACTATACTCAGTTGATTACCCAAATAATACATTGATGTTTGAAGATAGCAGTAGTCGAGCAAACGCAAAACTTTGTATTATTACAATGGGTGTAAATGGTTCAGATATTATCGACTCGAATGTTGTAGAATATTTAGGTGATAGCACAAACAGTATTAAAACACTTGCAAAATTTGATGATGCAAAAACAATTATTGTTGTGCTAGATGGATTTATTTTAGAAAACAATGTTGATTATTCAATATCAAACAATGTTGGCAAAGCACAAATTGATTTAATTAGAGATATTAACATTGGATCAAAAATTCAATACACTGTATATGATAGCGAAATTAAATCATACAGTCAAATTATTGTAGATAAATCATTTAATGCAGATAGTAGTCAAACAAATTATCACAAATTTACAGGTAATGTTCCTGTACCATTTAATGATTTGCCAATTGCACCACGTATTATTGTTAAATCGGGAGATAAAATTTTAAGTCCTGGGTATAGCAGACAATACATTGCGTCAACAAGAAGAACCTATCAAGTTGACGGCTGGCAGTTTGATAATGTAAGATTAATTCCATCAGTTGACTTGATGGTGTTTGTTGATAATGTACAACTTGCAAATGATTTGTGGCTTTGGGATCCTGTTCAAGAACAAATTAGAATCTTGAGAAATGACATTGCACTTCCAGGTAGCATTATTGACATTTACATTTTAACAAATGCTGAATATTATACAGTTGATACAAAAATTACTATTGAAGATACAGGCGTAGATTTAACGGATATTGTTTTACCAAATCAAGAAATTAGATTTAAAAGCAATAACACAAGCACATTCTATACATTAAATGTTGAAGAAGTAACGCCAACTACATTAATAGTGCAAAGTAGAAATAACCAGTTGTTAGATGAATTCTTAGCAGATGAAGAATTCATTGTTGATGTATTAGAAACTGATAGTACATTAGTAACAGTTCAAAATATTGAATATATCTTGAGTGATAATATTACTATTAATCAAGACGAAATTAGAGACATTGAAATTATACAATTTAGTAATCATGATATCAATGACTTTAAACGTTATACATTTGATGTTATGTCAACAACATATTCTCTAGGTACAACTGATGGTGTTGCACGTAGAAATCTACTAACACATGGTTTAATAAAACTTGATGGTGAAATTATAGGTAACAACTATGTATGGGTATTCCAAAATGGAGAATTCTTATCACCAAACAAAGATTATATTGTAGATGAAAGATTTGGTGCAGTACGTTTAAAAGAATTGCCACTAGAAGATGATCGCATTGACATTTTGCAATTCTCAAACAATGTAGCAACAAAAGAAATTGGTTACAGAATATTTAGAGATATTACTGGACGTACACATTATAAACGTATTAATGATAGAAACTCATATGAATTAGAAGAAGATCTATATTACTACGATACTAGAATTGTGCTAACAGATGCAAGTAATATAATGGATCCAGATCCGTTGAGAAATCTGCCAGGTATTATTTGGATTGATGGAGAAAGAATTGAGTTCTTTAACAAGTCAGGCAACATTCTAACACAACTACGCAGAGGTACATTAGGTACAGGTATACCTGAATTCCATGCTGCTGGTTCTTATGTGTTAGGGCAAGGCCCAGATGAAACAATTCAATACAATGACACAATTACTACACACACTACAAAAGCAGATGGTTCGTCACAAATTGTAGACATGGAATTTACAGTTGATAATATAAACCAAGTAGAAGTTTTTGTAGGCGGACGTAGATTAAGAAAGAACGCAATTAGCAAATTTAACCCTGCACTTGATCAAGATTCACCAGCAGGTGATGAAACTATAGCAGCAGAATTTACACTTAATAATGGTATTATTGATTTAACAACTATACCTGCAACTGGTGTTGAAATAAAAGTTGTAAAGAAAACTGGTAGAGTTTGGACAGAAGATGGTGTAGGACTAGAAGAATCAGAAAGACCTATCGGTAAATTCTTACAAGAAGCAACTATTAAGTTACCCCGATAAATACAGTATAAGGTACATAACATGACAGAAATTAAAGATTTAAATGGAATACACGTAGAGGGTCATATTAAAATTTCAGATCCTTCTACTGGTGAAGTTATAGTGAATCAGCGAAATGCTATTCACTATGAAAACATGAGTATTGCACTTGCAGAAAGTTTAGCAAACCAAGGACAAGGATTTATATATCAAATCAGTTTTGGTAACGGCGGCACTAGTGTTGATCCAACAGGTATTATTACATACTTAACACCAAACAGTACTGGTACAAATGCAAGTCTGTATAACGAAACTTATGCAAAAGTTGTTGATGAATTAGCAGTAGGAAACACTGATCCAACAAGAAACAAAACCGAAATTCGTCATGTTAGCGGTACAAATTATACTGATATTCTTGTAAGATGTTTGTTAGACTATGGCGAACCGGATGGGCAAGATGCGTTTGACACAGCAGCAAACAGCGAAAACTTATATGTATTTGATGAATTAGGGTTAAGAAGTTACGCAGCAGACGGTAGCAGTGGTAGATTAATTACACATGTTATCTTCCATCCTGTACAAAAATCACTAAACAGATTAATTCAAGTTGATTATACAGTAAGAATTCAAAGTTTAAGTGGAATTTCTGAGGGGTAATAAATGACAGACTATAATGTAAATTTTACTGATAGCGTAAACAAAGGTAGTATTACAGTTGAACAAAATTCCGCTAACACAGAAGATACTAGCCTAACACTTCCTGGTTTAGGGTTGTCAAACTATGGTCAATTTGTAAACGAAAACTTTTTACATTTATTAGAAAATTTTGCAAATTCGTCTGCTCCATCAAATCCTGTTGAAGGACAACTATGGTATGATACTACCGACGGTAGTGATCAATTAAAAGTTTATGATGGCACAAACTGGGTAGCAGCAGGTAATATTAAAAAAGCACTTAGTGAACCTGAAGCAGCCGAAAGTAACAGTGGTGATTTATGGGTTAACACAAGTACAAAACAATTGTATTTGTACACTGGTGCTGCATGGTTACTAGTAGGACCTGATTATAGCGAAGGTGCTGCTACAGGCACAAGAGTAATAACATATGAAGCAACAGATAACAACAATTATGTTGCACTAGCCAATTTTGTAAATGATAAAATTGTTGCTCTTTATGCAAGTCAAACATTTACACCTAAAGTAAAGATAACAGGATTTCCAACTGGTTATACAATAAAGCCAGGAGTAAATGTTCCTACTGAAAGTGCATTCGGAGGTGTAGTTGCAAAATATTATGGCACATCAGAAAAAGCAGAAAAACTTGTTATAGGATCAACAGTTGTTGATAGTTCAGATTTTGCTCGTAAAAGCACTACAAATGACTTTGCAGAAAAAATTAGAATTAAAAGAGACTCTGGACTAAGCATTGGTGAAAACGACCTTTTACAATTTAGTGTAAGTGGTAGCACAGCAATTATCAGACAATTTTCACCAGACGGCAACGTAGATATCAAAGTCAATGACAACGGTATTAACACAACTGCATTGCGTATCACACCTCAAGGTAATGTTGGTATTAACCAATTAGCACCGCAGGCTGCACTAGATGTTAAAGGCAGCGGAACTGTTATTAAAACCAGCGGAGATGCTGTAACTGATGGTAAAGTTGAAATTGGCAGTAACGTTAATACAATTGCTGTAACAGATGGTGCGCTTACAGTTGTTGGTGGTGTTGGCATTCAAAGAGATTTGCGTATTGGCGGCGATGTTTTTATTACAGGTTCAAACCCAAGTGCAGATCCAAGTTTAACAGCAGCAAACATTGTACCAGATGAAACAGGAACTAGAAACTTAGGTACTGCATCGTTGTTGTACAATAATGTATATGCAAATACTTATAACGGTGGCACATTTAGAGGTACATTAGTAGGCAACGTAACAGGTACTGCTGATAGAGCAAATCAACTTACAACGCCAACAACATTTAGTTTTGATCCAACTGGCGATGTTGTTTCTACAAACACAGTAATTTTTGATGGTACTGGATCAGTTGCACAATGGAACTTAGAATTAAACGATGATTTTATTGAAGGAAAAACTGAAGTTGTTGCAGAGTCAGAAGATGATGAATTTTTAGTTAATCGCAACGGAGTGTTGTACAAAACAACACACAGAAAAATTATTGAACAGATGTACCAAAACCAAAACAACAACAAGGTTTATAACATTGTTGGGCCTATTTGTCCAATTGGTACAATTTTACCATTTGCTGGTACTGTTGCACCGAGCGGGTGGGTATTCTGTCATGGCCAATCTTATAGTTCTGTTGTAACTGATTTTGGTGTTGCAGATTTAGAAGAATTTAGACTTGTTATACAGAACAATTATGGTGGCAGTGTTACTGATCCGTTACTACCAGATTTTAGAGGACGATTCCCAATTGGTAATTTAACTGGAACATACACTGGTACAAACCGTGTAACAACCGGACCAAACAACGGAGTTGGTACACTAGGTGGATCAGAAACACAAACTATTTTAGAATCTAACTTGCCAGATCACGCACACACATTAGAAGGCGATGCTGGCACACAATTTTATGCAACTACAACAGTAACAGGAGGAACTGACACCGGATCACAATCTTCAAACTTGGTTGGAACTAATCCTGGAACACAAATTAATCGAACAGGTGACTTGGTAAACAGCACAAATGACCCGTTAAATACTGTGCCACCCTTTGTTACAATTGAATTTATTATTTACACAGGAGCCCATCCACTATGAGTTATAAAATTAATAGAACTAATGGAGAATTGTTGGTTGATCTTATTGATGGTAAGATTGACACAACCAGTACAGATCTAACACTTGTAGGTAGGAACTATACAGGCTACGGCGAAGCATTTAACGAAAACTTTGTAAGGTTATTAGAAAGTTTTGCAAGTACTAGCCAACCAGATAATCCAATTCGCGGGCAAGTTTGGTACGATACCAGTGACGGTAGATTAAAAGTTTTTGATGGTGAATTATTTAGAAGCACTGATACAACAGGATATTCAAGTGTAGAACCTGATTTGTTAGAAGGCGATATTTGGATTGACAGTAGAAATAAACAAATGTATTTCAGCGATGGTGTGCAAAAATATCTAGTCGGTCCGATGTACAGCAACGATCAGTTAAAAACTGATATGGATGCAATCACACTTACTGATACATCAGGTAGAGAAAAAACTGTTGGAAGATGGAGTGTTGGCGGTGTTACTGTTGCGTTGATTAGTAAAGAAAGTTTTATTGCTGCAAACATTGACGAAAACGTGCAAAAAATGCAAACCAGCACTTTTAACTTTGACTTACAAATTAATCAAGGTGTTAACTTAACAACCAATTTAAATACATTTTATTGGCATGGTCCTGCAGAAAGTGCTTTCAACTTAATTGACAGCAACTTGGACATTTATTCATCAGAAAGTTTTGTTAAAAGACAATATGCTCCTGCTGATCCTAGTGAAACATCTACTACATCACCACAAACAACAAACTGGTCATTACACATTGTTGAGGATGCAGGATTAACTATTGGTATAAACAGTGATGCAAGATTTTATGTAGACAATAGTCAAGTTGGCGCAAACCCTGTTGTAATTGTACAAAATATTCCAGAAGAAAAAATTAAAGTTAGAACAACTTGGATGGACGGTACAACACCGACAACTACAGATGCCATTACAATAGATACTACAATTGATGGTACAGCATATGTAGGTATAAACGATAGTACTCCTGCATACGAATTAGACGTCAACGGCACTGTAAGGATTTCAGGTGATTTAATTGTTGCTGGCGCAACTACAGAATTATCAACAACCAATTTGCAAGTTGAAGACAAACAAATTCAACTTGCTGTTACAGAAATAAATGACGAAGGTGACAGTACACTATTAGATGCAGCAGCATTAGATGATGCTGGTATTATGATTGTTGGTGGTCCAGCAGGACACACTGAGCAAGCAATTTATTGGACATGGAAAAATGCTACAAACAGTTGGACAGCAAGTACAAACATAGATATTCCAGCCAATCATTCTTATAAAATTAATGGTGTTGATATCTTAACATCTACAGAACTTGGTACAAGTGTTACATCTGCTAATGGCTTAACCAGCATTGGTACACTTAATGCATTAACAGTAGATGATGTAAGTATCAACGGTAACACAGTAGCGGTTGCTAGTGATTTAAGATTTAATGTTAATGGTAATATTTTTGCAAGCATTAACTCAGTTACACCAGTAAGTCAAATTAAAAATGTTGCTGAACCAACTGATGACAACGATGTTGCTACAAAAATATATGTTGACGAACAACCTGAGTTTCAGCCTATTTGGTTAAGTTTAGATATTACTGGCATGTCTGATAATAATATTGCTGATATTATTAATGATCTTGTTCCTGCTACAACAAAACGTGTTGGCACTATTTGTAAAGTACATTGCACATTGTATTCAGGTACTACAACACTTAATGCAGGCGACACAATAGCAAAATCGTTTATTAACGTTGACAGTAACGGTGTTCAAAATGCTACAGTTCTTGCTAATGTTGGATTTAGCGATCAAACAGAAACAGTAGCATTAACCGTCACACGTTCACTAAAACAATTCATAGTAAACACTGCTCAAGAATGGGAATTTGACGGAGATTTAGTATCTAGTGTTTAAGGTAAATACATATGTTGCAACAAGGTAGAATATAAATGGCATATACAATAAACAGATATAACGGTATTCCGTTTATCACCGTAGAAGACGGGACAATAGATTCAACAACTGACCTAAAGTTAGTTGGTAAAAATTATACAGGATATGGCGAAGCACAAAATGAAAACTTTTTACATTTGTTAGAAAGTTTCCAAGGCGAAGCAGAACCAGGAAAACCGATTACAGGTATGATTTGGTATGATTCTGTAAGTGAAAAAATTAAAGTATATGACGGTGCTAAATTTAAAACCACCGGCGGTGCTGAAGTGTCTGCTACTAGTCCATCAGGATTAGCAGAAGGTGACCTTTGGTGGGATTCTACTACTAATCAACTTAAAGCGTTAAGTGCAGACTCTGAATGGATACTTGTTGGTCCACAACGTGCCGGCCAAGGTACAACAGAGATGAAAAGTGTTGAACTAACCGATGGTACTACACTATATGCTGTTATTGCAACAATTATTAACGAAGTTATTGTAGCCATTCAAAGTAAAGAAGAATTTATTCCAGCAGCAACTCAAGATGTTGAAGGTTGGGCATCAAGTGATTTTCCTGTAATTAAAGCAGGTATTACTTTGCGCAATGTTGATGCTAATGGCACAAGTCAACCAGCAGCCGATACACAAACAAGCATTTATTGGGGAACTGCAAGTGCTGCATTTAAATTAACCGACGGCACAAACAACTATGATGCAACTGACTTTTTACAAGCAGGTGCTAGTTTAAACCTTTTAAGTACAATTACCAAATTTGGTGATGGCGGTTTTACATTGGGTGATGATGACGATATTGTTTATACTGTAAGAAGTGGTAATCAACCTAATACACAATTAGCATCAAATTATATGAGTTATACGGATGGCAATGGTGATAATATTTACATTATGACAAATAATGCATTTTATCCGTCGTTAGATAATACAAAAACTGTTGGTACTAGTACACGTAAATTTAATAATATGTATGCTACAACGTTTACAGGTACTGCAACACAAGCAAATACTCTTTACGAAGTACAATCTACTTCATACAGACAAGCAGACAGAACAGCAACACCAGATACAATTGCAGTTAGAGACAGCGATGGAGATTTAGTTGCAAGATTATTCGAAGGTACTGCAACAAAAGCACGTTATGCTGACCTTGCTGAAAAATATACCACAGGTGAAGAATTGCCATACGGTACAGTTGTTAAAGTTTGCGCACATGAAGATCATGAAGTAGAACCTGTTAATGTTGGCGATATAGCAATTGGTGTTGTATCAACTGATCCTGCAATTATGATGAATAGTGAGGCAGAAGGCCAATATATTGGTTTAAAAGGTCGTGTTCCTGTTCGTGTAATTGGTGCTGTTAAAAAAGGTGATTGTGTATACGTAGACAACAACGGATGTGCTAGTACTTCAGTAAACGGTGGTTGCCTAGTTGGTGTTGCATTAGAGACTAACAACAGTACTGAGGAAAAATTAGTTGAGTGTGTACTCAAAGTATAAATAGTAGTATATAATGGGAGACACATATGGCTGTAAATGAAATTATTACCGCTGCAAGATATAATGAAATGCAAAGCAAACTTGCTCTTGTTTTAGGAAACGGCAGCGGTGATTTCGGTTATGGTCAAGCATTAGCAAGTTCACAAGTCACAAAAAACACATCAACTGTCGAAGCAGTGCATATGGATCGACTAAAAACTGATGTAGACAAAGTTTACTTCCATCAAAACAACGTTGCAACAGGCATTACAGATGTTAGTATTTCTGATGACATTACTGATGCTGTTTACGCAGAATACATTAATATTATTGATAATGTTTACAACAATAGATTTAAGTACAATGTAACACAAATGACAGCACCAGAACGCGGTATTACAAGTTTACGTAGAACCGACTGGGGTGGTAGAGAACCATCTGCTGGCGCATCAGCAGATATGCCGCAAACACTTGTGCATGAAGTTGAAATTACTTTTAATAGTAATGACCATTTTAGACACTTTTTTAATAGTGGCGGCGAAATTCGCATGAGAGCCACATTAACTGGCGGTTCTGGAGCAAAATATAACGACTGGAAATCTATGATATCTAGTTTGAATGTTTTAACATTAAATTATTTAAACAGCACAGGCAGCAGCGGAACAAGTTTTGCAGTAGGAGCATTTGACCTTACAAACACTTATCAGACTTTATGGACAAAAGCAGGTTCAGGAGTGTATGATGATAACCTTATTACATACAGTGCTAGGGTAGTTGATAACAAATTATATGTTAAGATAGAATATCATGACGGAGATCCTAAACCCGGCATTACACCGGGAACAACAGGAATTGACGAACGTGTAAATGGTGAACTTAACAGCATAATCGAACAGCAACGTGCAACTGGACAAAATGTTGAAGTACCAACTCCTACTTATAGGAATTTAAAAACTATAGGTTGATTTTTACATAATGTTGTGTTACAATCTATAAAAATAGGAGATTTGTATGGTTGCAGTTGGCGATCCAATCGAAAATGAAATATACAATGGCATAAGATCTAATACATCTGCTATTTATGTGTCCTTATGGGGACAGAGCATGAGATCTTCAGATGTTGTTGGTGGTAGTACGCCGGGTGTAAGTGATACTGTTACCGCAGAACAACATAGATTGTTATTTTTAGATGTTCAAGCAGTAAGAGTACATCAATCTGGTAGTACAAGCGGTAGTCTTGTTCGTCCGCAAACAGGCTATGTAATCGGCGCAGATCAAAGTACAGGTTATAACCAAAGTACAGGTGCAGACGTTGCTGTCACAGGCGGCACATTGATGGGTATAAATGATTATATAAGTGTTGCAACTACAAATAGTAACTATACTCCTACACACAATGGTTGGCCGTCGGGCAACTTTGTCAACAGTTCTAGTGTTACATCTAGCAGAACAGGTACATGGGGCGCTGCTACTCCTACTATAATTTACCATGCTATTACCTACCAATGGACAAGTAACGCAGCAAAAAACTATTGGTTAAATGCTGGCGGACAATTAACATTTACAGGTAGTGCTTCAAACATTGGCACAGGTGCAAGTCAAAGTAAAAACCAAGATTGGGCTGATTTGCTTAGTGCATTAGGTGTTTGTAGATTTGACAAATTAGGTGCATCTGCGGCAAGCGGTACTGGCGGTACTATTGGTATTCAAAATTTAACATCTAGTTATCAAACAATATGGACAAAAACAGGTTCAGGTTTTTATGCTGATAACTATTGGCGTTTAGAAGCAAGAAATGTTGACAATAGAACAGTAAAAGTTCTTATTTCGATGAATGACGGCGATACAGGTACAGGTGACTTAGGTGGTCCAGGCACCGGAACTCCTATTGACGAACCTGTAACAGCAGACATGACAAGCACTGCAATTTCACTATCACCTGATAGTAGTTTTGTTTATGAGAGTGTAACATACGATGCATGTGTTTTACCTGCACCGTCACAAACTCAAAACACCTCATTGGCTACTAATTTAACTTCAAAACCAAGTTGACAATTAGTTATTTTTAGTTTATAATAACATTACAAGGAGTAATGTATGGACCAACGACTAGAACAGGCGTTAGATTTTAGCAATTATATGATAACGCTAGATAATGCAAAGCGTATTTTAAAAGAACAATACCAAGACAATTTAATTTGTTATTATAATGGCGGCAGATTTACTGTAACAAAAGAACTAGTAAGTTTTTGTCAAAGTTTATTATCGTTACAACAAGAACAAACAATCTTAGTAGACGACAACGATTTTCCAGTTGAAGTGCAAGATTTACAAGAATTTACAAGCACAATAATTTCAAAGTATTTTGAGGCAACTAATACATATCTTACAGAATACAATAAATTAAAAGTCAATCGAACTGTAGAGGGAATCTTTAATGAGTAAAGGTGCATTATTAATTGCACGTAATAATTCACAGATTGACTATGTAAAACAAGCAATATTTTGTGCAAAAAAAATACAAGAACATTTAGATATACCAGTGAGTTTAATAACTGATAATAAAAGTTATTTAGATAAGTTTGAGCATTCGTTTGACAAAATAATTGAAATTCCTAATACAATTGACTATCATCACAAAAGTTACAAAGATGGAATGTATGATAGAAAAAATTTAGAATTTAAAAATACAGCAAGATCTGATGCTTATACATTAAGTCCATACAACGAAACACTGTTAATGGATACTGATGTTATTGTAGGTAACGATCATATGAAATCTGTATTTGCACAGCAAAATGATCTTTTGCTATACAAGGATGCCTTTGAATTATCCAATTGGCGAGACTTGTTTGAGTTTGATCGTGTTAGTCCTAACACAATTGACTTTTATTGGGCTACTGTTGTATTTTTTAGAAAAAGCAAACTTACCGAAACGTTTTTTAATTTAATCACACATATTAAAGAAAACTGGCAACATTATAAAACACTATATCAAATTAAAAACGTTACATTTAGGAATGATTTTGCATTCAGTATTGCAGTACACATAATGAGCGGATATACAACCAATAAATTTGTAGGTAAGATGCCTGGTACACTGTATTATACACTTGATAGAGATATCTGTCATGATATAGACAAAAACAAATACAAATTTTTAATTGAAAAATCAGATGGAACAGGATATTTTCCAACATCGATAAAAAACAGCACAGTGCATATTATGAATAAATTTAGTTTGAATAGGGTAATAGATGAGCATTAACTTTACAATATTTGCCCAAAATAGCACATATGATTATGTACAGCAAGCATGTGTTGCTGCTATGAGTATTAAACTAACCAATCCACAAAGTAAGATTTGTCTAATTACCAACGATGCTGTTCCAAACAAATATCAAGATTTATTTGATCATGTAGTACCAATTCCTTTTGGCGATAAAAGTAAAAACAGTACATGGAAAATTGAAAATCGTTGGAAAATATATCATGCAACGCCGTTTGAAGAAACTGCTGTAATTGACAGTGACATGTTGGTTTTAGACAATCTTGATCACTGGCAAAGTGCATTAGACAAACATGATTTGTTTTATGTAAACAAAGTACAAACATACAGAGGCGAGTGGGCTGATAACACATATTACAGAAAAAGTTTTCGTAATCACAACTTGCCCAATTTGTATGCAGGGTTCCATTGGTTTAAACGTTGTGAATTTTCGCATAACTTTTACAAGTGGTTAGAACTGGTAATGAACAATTGGGAACTGTTTTATGGACAATATGCCGGCGGCAAGTATTTTCAACAGTTTCCGAGCATCGACGTAAGCAGTGCTATTGTTTGTAAAATATTACAAATTGAAGATAAAATAACCAGCAATACAACTTATCCTACATTTACTCATATGAAATTAAAAAGTCAAGGCTGGGATAAAATTTATGTAGAAAACTGGCAAGAGCAAGTAGGAACATATTTAGACAACGATTGCAATTTAAAAATAGGAAACTTTAGACAAACAGGTATTTTTCATTACACTGAAAAAAGTTTTTGTTCAGACCAAGTTATTCAAACATATGAAAACAAGTTAGGAATTGCAAATGGATAAACCAAAATTATATGTATCAAACGAACGTTATGTTTATTTTGATGATACAGGAAATTTGATTAGGATTTCTAACAAAGATAACATAGAAGGCAATTATATTACTGTACAACTTGACGATGTAATGAGTATGATTACAGGTGCTGAGGGTATGGAAAAATATGTAGTACTGTTTGATACTGTTACTAAACAAAATGTATTGCGTTCAAGATACATTGAAGAAGAAATTCAATTTGACATTAACAGTCAAATATATCAGTTACCGACTATAAAACCCAATCGTCCAGATTTTACTATTCAACAAGATATTCCAAATAAAGTTTGGCGTTTAATACTAGATGAAACACTGCAATATAACTTGAAACAAAAAAGTTTAAAATTTACAAGTGCTTTAAATATCAGTATTACAAAGAAAAATGATCCACATCATTTGCACAACAGTTTTGTGATTGATTTATCAGAATTAGACGAAAATGGATTTGAAGTTCCGTTCACAAGCCAGATCGAACTTGACGCCAATGCATTAAGCGTATATACTACAAAGAGACTTGAAACATACTATCACGAGGTACTTCAATGAGCAACAAGTTTAGAGTTTTAGACTATGACATCATTTATCTGTCATATGACGAACCTAATGCAGAAGAAAATTACGCTGACTTGTGCAGCAAGATTCCGTGGGCCAAACGTGTACACGGAGTAAAGGGCAGCGATGCAGCACACAAAGCCTGCGCCGAAATTAGCGAAAGCGATAGATTTATTACTATTGATGGCGACAACATTATTTTAAAAGAGTTCCTAGGTAAAGAATTTGATTTAGACAATCACGAAGATGCACACTGGAACAAAGAAGTAAAACTAGATGATTGTGTTATTAGTTGGAGTGCTAAAAACACAATCAACGGATTAGAATACGGCAATGGCGGCATCAAGTGTTGGCCTAAGCAAAAAGTGTTGGACATGCGTACACATGAAAATGCTGACCCTAACAATCCACATGCACAAGTAGACTTTTGTTGGGATATTGAATATATTCAAATGAACACTTGCTACAGTGAAATACGCAACAATGGATCTGCACAACAAGCATGGCGAGCCGGATTTCGTGAAGGTGTAAAAATGGCACTGGATCGTGGTATGCGTGTTAGCGTAGATGACTTCCACAAAAATCATTGGAAAAACTTGCATCGTTTGTATGTGTGGCTAATGGTTGGTGCAGATGTAGAAAATGGACGCTGGGCTATTTACGGAGCAAGAGAAGGTTTGTACAAAACTATGTGTACAGATTGGGACTTTGTAAATGTGCGTGACTTTGATTGGCTCAACGATTATTGGAACAGCAAAGACATTAATGAAGATCAAATGGAAGAAGAAACACTTGACTATGGTTATAAGTTAATTGAAGAACTTGACTTGCCTATTGCTGCTGAACCTCTCAACGGCAATCAAAGTTTGTTCTTTAAAACTGTATATACTAATCCTTCTCGTATTCCTAAAAGGAAATTAAATGTCATTTGAAACAGATAAAGCAAAATATATTAACGACATTACAAAAAGGCACTTTTCGCCTACGTTTTGCTTTGCTAAATGGTATCACACTACAATTTATTTGCAAACTGGTGAAACACACAGTTGTTATCATCCTGCGCCACATCAAATTGACGTAGATGAACTACTAACCAATCCAAGTGCGTTGCATAACACAAAGCACAAAAAGCAAGAACGCAAAGAGATGTTAGAAGGCAAGCAGTGTGCAGGATGTCAGTATTGTTGGAATGTAGAAAACATGGGTCCTGATTTTATCAGTGACAGACATATTCGCAGTGGCAGCATTTACAACGAAGAAAGACTAAACGAAGTTAAGTTGAACCCTTGGGACTTTGATGTAAACCCTGAGTACATTGAGATTTCGTTTGGCAATGAATGTAACTTCCGTTGTGGTTATTGTCATCCAAAAGCCAGCAGTAGATACCATCAAGAAATACGTCAGCACGGTCCTTATGATATGGTAAAAAATCATAGATGCGATGTTGATTGGTTTAAAGTATATGAAGAAGATAGCAATCCGTATGTACGTGCATGGTGGAAGTGGTGGCCTGAAGTTAGTAAAACGCTAAACATTTTGCGTGTTACAGGCGGCGAACCTACTATTCAAAAAAGCACATACAGATTGTTTGAAGAACTTGAAAATGATCCTAAGCCGCATCTTGAACTAAATGTAAACAGTAACTTAGGCGGTAAAGAACGTCAACTTGCAAAATTTACAGATAACGTAAACAGTTTGCTTAGTCAAAATAAAATCAAAGCATTTAAATTGTTTACAAGTATTGACACTTGGGATAAACGTGCAGAATATATTCGTGACGGTTTAGATTTAGAAGTATTTGAACGTAATTTAGATTACTTCTTAACAAATACAACTGCACCTGTAACGTTTATGATTACGTTTAATTTGTTTAGTGTTACAACATTTCAAACACTGCTAGAAAAAATCTTGGAATGGCGTGCCAAATACAATGATGTAAACAGCGGACGTTGGCAGCGTATTCATTTTGATACACCATATTTAAAAGAGCCATTGCAGTACGATATAAACATTCTACCTAAAGAAACTTATATGCCTTATATGGAAAGTCATTTAAAGTTTATTGAAGAAAATGTTGCAGAAGGTTATAAGACTGGATTTAGCAGCATGGAATATGAAAAGTTTAGACGTGTTGTGAGTTATATGAAAACAACTGAGTATGACGAGCAAAAAATACAAGAAGGACGAAAAGACTTTTGGAACTTCTTTAAAGAACAAGATCGTAGACGTAATGTAGATTTTGAAGCAGCATTTCCTGAAATGGCAGACTTTTTTGCGCTGTGTAAGGAAGCAAATGAAAGATGAACATTTAACAAAAAGCAAAACGTTTTGTATGTTTCCTTGGTTGCATTTAAATGTAACACCAAAAGGAAACATATATCCTTGTTGTAGCAGTGATTACGTTGAGCCTTTTGCAAACACAAAAGACACTACACTTGAGCAAGCATTTAACAATGACAAGATGCGTCAATTGCGTTTAGATATGTTAGCAGGACGTGAAAACGAAGCCTGCACTTTTTGTTATAAACACGAACTGAGTTCTCCTTACAGTTTTAGAAAATACAGTATTGAAAAATTTGCACACAAATATGATGAACTTGTACCTTATACAAATGCAGATGGTAGTTTAGATAAGTTTACAATGGCGTATTATGATGTGCGTTTTAGTAATATTTGTAACTTTAAATGTAGAACTTGTGGTAGTGAATTTAGTAGTAAGTGGGCACAAGAACACAAAGAACATGACGCACCGCCTCCAGGTTTTCGTGTAATACAACATGCAGATGCAAGTGGCAGTTTGCTGGATCAAGTTATTGAACAAATACCCAATATCGAACTTGCATATTTTGCAGGAGGCGAACCACTTATCACAGACGAACATTATGTTATACTTGAAGAAATGATTGCTAACGGTAGTTGTAAAGATATTACATTGCGCTATAATACAAACATGAGCAACTTCAAATACAAAAAATATGATGTGCTAGATATGTGGAGCAATTTCAAAGCAGTTGAAGTAAGCAGCAGTTTAGATCATTATGGTGCAAAAGCAGAATATATTAGACATGGCACGGATTGGAAAACTGTAGAAAACAATTTGCGAAAAATACGTGATGTTGAATATATCGACTATCAATTTAATTGTGTATTGAGCAACTTGAACTATGTTACACTTGCTGATTTTTTTGAATACATGATAGACAATGACTTGTTACGCAAACACGATTACATTAGCATTTATCATTTGTTGAATCCTAGTTTTTACAGTGCGCAAAATTTGCCACAGCATTTAAAAGACAAAGGCAATACAAGACTGCAAAACTTAATAGATCAAATCAAAGACGAATATTGGTGTGTACAACATATTGAAAATGCAATGCAGTTTGCAAACAGTGCCAATATTTGGAATGATCACGGTGAAGAATTTATACATAATACTGTAAGACGAGATAAAATACGCAATGAAGATTTTACAGCAGTATTTCCAGAACTATCGAGTATGCTAAATGGATAAACAAAAATTATTAAAAGAAGACGGTGCCTTTTGCATACTGCCTTGGATACACATGCATGCCTGGCCGGACGGTCGTGCTTTGCCTTGTTGTATTGCAGATAGTGATCAACCTTTTGGTAACTTGAAAGAAAACACTATTGAGGAAGTGTGGAATAGTGAACGTTACAAAGAGTTGCGTGTTGCCATGCTCAACGGTAAACAATTAGATACTTGTAAACGTTGCTATGAACTTGAAAACAGCACATGGATTTGGACACTGCGTAAAAACAGCAACGAATGGTTTGGTGACAAGCATTTTGACTTGGTAGAAAAAACCAAAGAGGACGGCACACTTACTGATATGCGTATGGCATATATGGATGTGCGTTTTAGTAATATTTGTAATATGAAGTGCCGTAGTTGCGGTCCTGAACTTAGTAGTTTACATGCACAAGAACATGGTGAATTATATGGTAAACATGAAATAGCCAACATGTTAAAAAACAATGGTAGTACTGTTGTAAACATTGCAAAAGAAAACAACTATTGGGAAAATTTACAAAAGTATTTGCCTGATGTAGAAGAAGTGTATTGGGCAGGCGGTGAGCCGCTTATTACAAATGAACATTACAAAATTCTTGACGAATGGATTGCTAATGGTAAAACAGATGTAAGATTGCGTTATACAACAAACTTTAGTAACATGCGTTATAAAAGCAAAAGCATTTACAGTTATTGGGAACAGTTTGATGATGTACAAGTTAGTGCAAGTTTAGATGCAAATGGTGCTAGAGCAGAATTTATGCGCCACGGAACAGACTGGCAACAAATCGAACAAAATCGTATCGAAATGTTAGAGCGTGTACCTCATGTACATTTTGAAATTACACCAACTATTAGTTTGTACAATGTTTGGAATTTTCCAGACTTTCATATGGATTGGGTAGAGCGTGGACTTGTAGACATTGACAAGTGCAGACTCAACGTGTTAACTGGTCCTGACTTTATGCGTATTGATTATATACCAGAAGAATACAAGCGTGAACTACGTGCCAAGTATATTGATTATAAGAAATGGGCATACGAAAAATGCAAAGATGAAAACATGGTACGTGAAGTATTAGGGCATATTGACAGTGTGTTACAATTTATGAACATGGGTGAATACAACCAAGAAAAATTAAATCAATTCTTTCAAAAAAATCACACATTAGATGTGCATCGCAAAGAAGATTTTTGGGCAGTATTTCCTGAACTAGGATGGTTAAGAAAACATGTCTAGAATAGTTGCATTTGGTTGTAGTTATACATATGGGTACGGATTACCTGACTGTAAAGAACAAGATGATTTGCCTAGTAAGTATGCATTTCCGTCTTTAGTAGCCAATGCAATAAACAAAGAAGTGCTAAACAAAGCCGACGGCGGAGCATCTCAAAAACAAATTGCTGCAACTGTTTTACAAACAGACATTAAAACTAACGATATTGTAATTATAAATTGGACAGATGCTACACGTAGAGGTATATACAACGGACATATGTGGAATCAATTAGCAAGTTGGACAAATGATAATACTTGGCTAAGATTTTATAACAAGTACCACACCGAAACAGATGATACATTAGATACATTAATGTATATGAATTTAGCAAATTTATATTTAAAAAAACAAATTCGATGTAGAAAAGTTATTAATTGTTTAAATCGTCGAGATAATAATATATTAGAAGCAACAGAAAAATGGAACACAGTGCGTATTGATTTAATTTTTAAAACTAAAAAATTTTATTATCAACCTATACCCGGTGACGGACACCCTGACGAAAAATCTCATCAAGTGTTTGCAGAAAGAATATTAGAACTATTATGAGTACATTACTTAAAATAACTCCAATGGCAGAACCGTATGCTTGTCTTACTTGGCAAGTAAACAACTTTTGCAACTTTCAGTGTAGTTATTGTAATCCAGGCAATTGGGCAGGAGATAACCGTAACAACGGAAATTTACAATTGTATATTGATAATACAATGAAAATTTTCAACACTTACAAACAGCGTGGATACAAACATTTTAAAATATTCTTCAGTGGCGGCGAACCAACACATTGGGAAAACTTTATTCCACTTGTAACACATTTAAAAGAACAAATACCAAACATTACTGTTGCTGTAAACACAAATTTGTCACGCCCGTTAAAATATTGGCAAGAACACTACAATTTGTTTGATGATATTGTTGCTAGTTTTCATATTGAATTTGCCAAGCAAGACAGATATATTGAAAACGCAAAGTTTCTGTGCAACAAAGTAGATTATTTGTGTACAAAGATGTTAATGCACGATGAACGTTTTTGGGAAGTAGTTGAGTTTGGAGAACGTGTTCGTAAAGAAGTACCAAATTACAATTTAGAATGGACGCCGTTGTTTGATGAAATGAGTGTAAATGCAGGTCCTTGGGAATACAAAGATCCTGTAAAACAAAACTTTTTGGAAAACGCACAGTTTGAAACTGTACAGCGTATTGACAAACCTTATAGAGAAAATTACGCTGTAAGTATGGCGCATTACGATACAGGCATCGAACCTGTAAACAGCAACAAAATTATTGCTGCACGACAAAACTTTTTTACAGGTTGGAAATGTCAAGTTGATGATGCATTGTTTATTAATCCACGTGGTGACATAAGCGGTGCTAGTTGCGGGGTAGGACAAACACACGGAAATATCACAGACACTGACTTGACTTTTGATTTAAAACCTGTTATATGTAACAAACAACATTGTCATTGTGGTACAGATATAATTATTCCTAAAGAGCCTGTAAATGTTTGATCATGTATTAATAAATGGTTGTAGTCACAGTGCTGGTAGCGAAATTGAAGGCAGCGGCATTGGCGAAGGCAATTACAATAGAGAAAATAGTTTTGGTGCACAGTTTGCAAAGGCTTTAAATTGTAGTTACACAAACATTGCTTATCCTGGTGCTAGTAACGACTACATTGCACGTACAACGCTGTATTGGATATTAGACAATAAAGAACTAGCAAAACGCACATTGTTTTTAATACACTGGACAGGCACCGATAGAACCGAATATTTTTATGATGAAGGCAAAACCAGCGCCTTTGATTTTATTCCATTTAAGCCTGATACTAATGTAACACACCTACATCCTCAACACTATCCTGATTGGGCACCTAAGCAATGGACAAAAAACTTAGACATATTAAGTAACCAACTATTTCTTAATCATACGCAATGGGATATTAATAGATATAATAACATTATACAAACGCAAGAGTTTTTAAAAAGCAACGGATACAAATATGTTTTTAGAAATGCATTTCAGTGTTGTGAAAACAGACCACGATACAAATATTATATTGATAAGTTAGATAAAGATAATTTTTTGCATTGGGATAATGCAGAAGAAAGTTTTTACGATCATTGTATTAACATGGGATACGATGTTGAAGGACAACAGTATTGGCATCATAAATTAGATGCACACACATATTGGGCAAAAAAATTAATTGACTCTTTTGTTTAATTTGCCATAAAATTTTCTTAATCTTTTCAAGTTATGATAATTGTGCATTAAATCGGGTAACATTTCTTTATACATTTCACGCATTTCGTCTAAACTAAATTCGCTTATGTAATCAATAACTTCTGTAATACGAACTAATCTATCAGTGTTTTTTACAATGTTATCATAATCCTCAGGCCAATATTTTTCAAAAGTTTTAAAACCCATTTGATGTAACATTTTTATTGTTCCAGGCGCAGCAACTTCGATAAATGGACGTATACTTTTAATAGCATTAAAAGTTTTTTCACTCATGTTTGGCCAAGGTTGTGTAACTCTACTTTCATTTACAATTACACAAAAACATTGTTCATATGTATCTAAAGGATCTTGTGTTTTTCGTTTATTAAATTGTACAGGTGTATCGTAATCAGGATCTGATTCTCTTGCCCTACATGCTTGTGGATTTTTAACTTCAAAACTCAAAGGTACTACTTGTCTAAGTTTTTCATTGCCTTCTAATAATGAATTTGCAACTTGAGGATATTTTTGTTCAAATTTATTCCAATCAAACCACATACGTTGTTTCATATCTTCACGTTGTACATCAAAGTAAAAACTTGCTTTGCTTTCTTTTAACAAATTTTTTGCTGCTAAATGACTGGTAATAAAATGACGACTTGGATCATATCTCCATGCTGCACTAAAAAATTTGTATTCAATCTTTTCTGCTAAATGACTTATTGGCGGATATTCGTCATTTGGTCCGCAACCTCGTTCATTAAAATCTTCTTGTATTTTAAATCTATCACTGCACCATGCAATAAACAAATCTGTATTTTTAAGTGTTACGTTTTTGTATATTTTTTTATAATGTTCGGTACACATAAAATCTGTACAATGTACATGAATGTTTAATCCATGTTCTGCTGCCCAAGCATCAAGACTGTCTAATTCGTAACAACGAATTTTTTCCATATCATCATCGTCGTTGTCTATTTTTAAAATATGCGGTTCTAACACTCCTCTATCATTTGGAATGTAGTGTGTTAGTACTTCAACAAACAAAAAGTCAACTGTGTTTTCTTGTAATACTTTTTTATGTGCAGGAGTAATAAACAGTTTTTCTAAATTAGGAATATAATGTGTGCCGTTGTAAATGATTGTAGGATTTGGATTATCGTAAATAAAACTTTCTTTTACAAGATCCATTAGGCTTTCAATTTTGTTCATATGATTTAACGGTGTTCTGCTTCCGTCATGTTTTATTAATTCCGGTAACAATTTATTTCTAGGTAAAAAGTATAGCCCGCTAAACCAGTCTTGCAAAAGTGTTCTCCTAAGTTCATTAAATACCCATATATTTATTGGAGTATAGAATTTTGGCTTTTGTTTTTAATAAGAAATATCCGTTGATGGTTGATTTAGAGTATAGAAATGCAACACTAAAATGGTATAGTACAGATACAGAAGACATATATCCAAGACATATAAAAGAAAATGGTCCTAACTGGCGTTGGGAAAATGTCGACATTGAATACAAATTCAACAGCATGGGTTATAGATCAAAAGAAATAGATGATGTTGACGATAACTTTATGATAGGGTTTGGTTGTAGTTATACTGAAGGTGTAGGCATTCATGAACAAGACGTTTGGTTACCTAAAGTTGCACGTAGATTAGGAATGGATTATGTTAATCTAGCAAAACAATCAAGCGGCATGGATATACAAGCCTATAATGCAATATTGTACAAAAACAGTGGATTAAAATTGCCTAAATTGGTTGTAGTGCAATGGCCGCAAATGTTTAGATATAGTTTTGGTTATCTAAATAGAAAAATGAACAGTGTTGAACTTTGGGATAGAAGTTATGAAAACAGTGTAGATGGTAAATGGTGGACTAAACGTTACATTCAAGATCCTGGCTGTATGATGATAAATGTGTTAACATGGTACCATTCATTTAATAACACTTGGGAAAGTTTGGGCGTTCCTGTGGTAAACTTTAGTTGGGAATTAGACTTAGTAGAAGAATTACAGTATAGTAAAACTCCGTGTCATTTTATTGATCCTGAAGGAGTAGGTAGCACACAAGCAAGAGATTGTTGTCACGATGCACCAGAATTTCATGATCTAACAGTAGAAAAATTATTTGATCTTAAGGTGTTCTAACCAAGTCTAGTGTACAGCAATGGAAGCACCCACCTAATGTACGTGCGTGACGCAATGGCAACATAGCACATTCAATACCGTGTGCTTCTAGTGCTTTACGAGTCGGTTCTTGATGTTCTTCTAATACAACTAGATTAGGATTAACACTAAACAAGTTAACATTCCAAGTCCAAATACTGCTGTTACATAATCCTGGATAATGTCCAGCATCTACAGGATCAGGTGCCCAAATAACATCCCAATCTTTAAAAGGACCTGGTAGTACATCTTTGCTTTTAATTCTACTTGGATTAGCAAGAAGTAGTCCTTCTCTTAAAAATGCAATAGTGCTGTCAATATGCATGTAACTATATACATTTTCTAATGTGTGTACTCGGTAATCAGTGGTTGATTCTTGATAACTACGGTCTGGTGCATTTACCCATTCTTGTAAATAAGCAGCACCTGCTTTGTTTCCACTATTACTAACCAAATATAATATGTCATCGTTAGCCCGGATAGCATTAGCAGCGTCAAAGCATGGTGCTACTTCAGTTAGTGCAAGACGGTCTGGGTCGCCTACACATGTTTCATCGTATAGGTCGGTGCGATCAATACGTGGGGGCGCATTAACACCTGCTATATGCGGTAGCATATGATGAAACTCTTTGTCTCTTGCAGTAAGACTCATTGGAGCCGCAAGGAGTTTTTTTCCATGAACAAACACAGTATCACGTGGACAGTAGTTGTAATATTCAACTTCCGGAGTGCGTTTAGGTCTTACAACCTCTACACCCTCTCCTTCTAAAAATTTAACAAAAGTTTCAAGATCTTCGTTGCTTTCTTCAACAACTTGATCTGGGTATAATCCTGAGACAACATCGCTAACGTCTTTTTTGTCTGCATAATTAATACATCTTAAACTTTTATCCATTTCTGGAATACGGCAATAATCAGCAACTCCGACTACAACCTTTTTTAGTGGATCCCACTCGTTTGTGCTATAAATATTCATACTATATTTAAGGAATTATATGGGTAGATTATTCACTTTTGGTTGCAGTTATACTTACTATGCATGGCCTACTTGGGCAGACATTATAGCAGTAGATAGAAACCTTGATTTATATAACTTTGGTATTGCAGGTTTAGGAAATGTTGGAATTAATCAACGTGTTCTTGAAGCAGATTGCAAATATAACTTTACACCAGAAGATCAAATAATGATTATGTGGACCAGTTGGTGCCGAGAAGATTTAATAAAAGGACTCGGTTATGAAGCAGCAGGAAGTGTTTTTTCTAAATATTCGATCAAGCATTTGCAAAAACATTATGATTACGGAGACACACTTGTAAAAAATCATAATGCAATAATTTACACAAATAGTGTTTACAATATAAACTGGCAAGGCACAGCGTTTGACCAAGAATGGCTTGAAAGTGGATCAAAGTCTGGAGATTTTTTATTAGACAAAGAACCTATATTTTTTGAAAGATTAAAACAAATGTATTCAAAAAAAATGCCAAACATCAATCGAATTGGTTTTAAAGAAAGTGGCGCTAAAAAAAGTTTTGATATATTGCATGACGGTCACCCTGATATTCTTGATCATTTAAATATTGTACAGCAAGATATTTGTACATTAAAGCAATCTACAATTGATATAACTACAGAACTTCATAACAATGTAAAACACATGTTAGGACGGCAAAACTGTAAAAACATCGATGATGCTATGCCTATAATTGATAAAATTATCAAGAGTCAGTATCTAGAATTTCATAAAATCAGACATAATACACTCACAAGGGGAATAGTATGAACACTTTATATACATTTGGTTGTAGTTTTACGCAATATCATTGGCCTACATGGGCAAACATTATTGCATATGATTTAAATATGACTCTTAAAAACTATGGACAAGTTGGAATGGGTAACTTTGGTATCGCTAATAGAATACTAGAAGTAAATGAACGTATCGGTGTTGACAAAGACGACATGCTAATGGTGCTGTGGAGCAGTTGGGATAGAGAAGATCGATTAAAAGAAAAACAATGGCGTGGTGAAGGCAGCGTTTTTTCAAACGACGAAACATACGGTATAAAGTGGTTAAAAAAATACTACGACGACAGTGATAAAATAATGAAAAATGTGTTTTGGATTCACAGTGTTAACAGATTATACGGTAAACGTTTAACATGGCAAGGTTCGGGTTTTGATTATTATCGTAACGACACATTTTTTGATGAAACACCAGCAGGATTAGATGAACATGCACAAGCAATGATCAAAACATATGGACATTTAATGCCAGAAGTTTATCACTGGTTAAATGCAGAAGATAGGCACAGTTTTCATCACCTAGCAGATGCACATCCTGATATTAAAAAACATTTACAACTTGTACATGATGTAATTTATCCTGCACTTGGTAAGACGTTGCGTCAAGAAACATTAGATTTATTCATGCAAGTACAAAAAAGTTATGAAGATGCAAAAACGTTTTTTAATGATCCTGAATCAGAGCCTCAAAGAAGTTTAGAGTTTTTAGACAAGTATTGGCCTGAAGTTAGAAAAATGTTAGATCGAAGTGATTGGGATTTAGCAGATGGTACTAGTGTAATAGGACATTAAAATGGCAAGATTATTTACATTTGGTTGTAGTTTTACAAATTACATGTGGCCTACTTGGGCAAACATTATTGCATTTGATCAACAATTAGAATTAAAAAACTTTGCTGTTGCAGGAATGGGTAATGTTGGTATTATGCAACGAGTATTAGAAGCAGATTTAAAATATAAATTTACGTCTGAAGACAAGATAATGATTATGTGGACCAGTTGGAGCAGAGAAGACAAAATTATTGATAATCATTATCAGGGTAAAGGTAGTATTTTTAATCACGAACATTCGTTTCGATGGCTAAAAGAAAATTGGAGTATGGAAAACGATATTGTAAAAAATATTTCTGCAATTCATATTGTAAACAACATGTACGGCAACTATATTCAATGGCAAGGACACAGTAGTAAACCTTATACCAGTGAAATTGATAGTCATCGAGCAGAATATACAAAGTCGTTAACTGAAGAATACGCAATTAAATTAATTACTAAACTGTATAGACAAGCATTGCCCGATATTGAATATAGAATTTTAGAACAAGACAAACTTGCTTTTGATTGTTTTGGTGACAGTCATCCTGATGTAGTTGAACACATGGAAATTGTTAAAACTTGGATATATCCTGCACTTGGATTAGAATTACGAGAAGAAACACATCGCGAATATGAAAGTTTACAACAATACATCTACAACATTTTTACTAAAAAACAAATTACAAAGTTTGAAGATGCAATACCAATTGTAAACGGAATTTTAATCAAACAATTTCCTCAATTAATGGAATATCAAGATATTCAAAGTTTGTTAGATAACATTGAAGAAACGTCGGGGTAGTTTTGCCAACTCCAAATTTCAGGTTGTGTAGCAATAGCATCAGGCAATTTATCCAATCCTACTTGTGCAGTTTCTGGTGTCATGTAATAATGATACCCTATTGAAGAAATATCTTGATCTGCCCACGGTGCATTTCTATGACGCCCGTCATAACCTAGTTTGATAAGTGCATCTCTATCTTGTTTGTTGTCACAAAGTATTATGCCGCCTCTGCCTAGTTTTAAATGTTTGCGAAATTGAAAACTTAAACAAGTATATGTACCCGGTATATAACTATTTTGTCTCCACATGGTTGCAGCATCAATAATGTTGTCTGTAATGTAATAATACTCGGTCCATTTATCGTCAACAAACTGCCAATCAATGCCTAGTTTTTCAAAAGTCATAGGCACACTTAAATATGTGTGTTGAGGACTTTTTGCTGTTTTACTTTGTGTGTGTCTTAAACACAGTTCTATTGCATGTGTACAGCAATCTGTGCTCACTGCATAAGGTGCACCAAAAAATTCAGCAATCGCTTTTTCAAATTCATCTACTATGTGGAACATAAGTATACTTATGTTGTTATTTGAAGCCGAGACAGATATTTCGAAGATTTACAAAGATGGAAATTTTTATTACTTTTTGTGGGGTACAAGTTTTCCTGAACATGTTTATGACATGATGAAAAATCAAAAAAAGCCAAAAGGATTTTATGTTGTAGGACCTGAAGAATGGGAACCTGTTATGTTGTTCAGTGATCCGATGCATTACGAATCATTTAAAAGTTATGTTAAAGAACACAACATTGATTTTAAAATTATTGCTGGCGCTGTAAACGACAAAAAATTTAACCCTAATTATGCATATGCAGGTGAAAAACCTTTTGAAAATCATCCTACGTATTTTGCACATGCAATAATATATCATGCAGTAACAAATGGTGTACAACCATATGGTATAAAAACTAAAAAAATACAAAAGTTGTTTACTAGTTTAAACGGACGTCCTCATCGTTGGCGGTGTGAATTTGTTGATACAATGTATGAACATGGTATGTTTGATGAAGGATATGTAAGTTGGCATGAGTTAGACAAGGACGAACACTTTCCAGACTATGCTTATGAATGGAAACATTGGACGCCACGTATAATTAACTTTGATATCAACTGGAATAGATCTGATGGAATGAAAGATTTGTTTTTGCCGCCAAACGAATTTAAAACCAGTGCAATTAGTTTAATCAGTGAAAGCAATACAAAATGTTTGTTCTATACCGAAAAAACTTTTGTGCCTATTTTTCATCAAAGGCCTTTTGTAATTTATGGTGCTCCATACGCAAATACATATTTAAAAAACATGGGTTTTGAAATATTTGAAAATATAATTGATTACAGTTTTGACAGCATACTTGATGATACTGAAAGATGTCAAGCATATTTTAAAGAGGTTGCAAAACTCAAAGATATGCAGTATAATGAAATTGTAGAGTCTACCCATGCAAGAGTGCAGCACAATTATAATCGTATGATTGAAATAGTTGAAAACAAAGAGTATGTAAGCGATACATGGAATCAGATAACAACCAACTGTAAAGAACATCAGTACTTGTCTAATTACTATAACATACTTAATATTGGCAAAGACGAACAGTATATTGAATGGAAACAAAAATATGAAAATTCTAATAACAGGTAGTAGTGGATTTATAGGTCAACACCTAATGCCTAGACTACAAGCAATCGGCGAAGTACATGAACTTCAAAGCGACTTAAAACAGCATTATGCAGTAAAAGAAGAAATTGCATTTGTAGAGCCCGACATTATTGTACACCTTGCTGCACGTACAGAAGTTCAAGAAAGTTTTTACGAACAAATTGAATTTAGCGAAGTAAACTATGTTGGCACAGTAAACCTAATTGAAGCGTGTAGACAACTTGACCCTATGCCTTACTTTGTGTTTGCTAGTACAATGGAAGTTTATGGATGGCAACCAATCAGTGACGAAGTTGAAGAGACTGGAACATATGTTAACAGTGTTGCATTTGATGAACACACAGAGCCGCATCCAAACGCACCTTATGCAGTTGCAAAATATGGTTGTGAAAAATACCTTGAGTATGCAGAACGTGCATATGGATTAGAGTGGGCAAGTTTCCGTCAGACAAACAGTTATGGACGCAAAGATAACGATTACTTTGTAACAGAACAGATTATTAGTCAAATGCTCAAAAGTGACGAATGTAATTTAGGTTATGCAGAACCTTATCGTAATTTTATTTACATTGACGATTTGTTAGATGCATGGATGGCTGTTATTGAAAATAGAGAAAGTTGTAAAGGACATATTTTTACAATTGGTCCAGACGAACCACGTAAAATTCGTGACTGTGCAAACTATATTGCTGAACAATTGGATTGGCATGGAACAATCAATTGGGACACAAAAGCACCAAGATTTGGTGAAATCTTTTGGTTAAACAGCAACCACAACTTGCTTACTGAAAAAACAGGTTGGAAGCCTAAAGTGTCTTATGAAGAAGGCATAGCAAGGACTATTGCACATTGGAAGCAAAAACTCAAATAGTATACACAAATTGGGATCCTTGCAATGATGTAGAAATGCTTGGGTTACAACGAATGCCGTTCAAGGAATGGGTGTCCAACAAGAGCGGCATTTACCTGTATGCAATAGATTATAGATATAATTTTAATTCAAAAGAATTAAAGTTTGCAAATTATGATAATGTTTACATTTTGCTAGATGATACACTTGAAGCATATAGTTATAGAAGTTTTAAAAAAGTATACAATTTAGTTAGGCAATACAAGTTAGAAAATCGTGTAATATATGCAACTGGACATCTCGATGGTAATCGCGAATACGAAAATTGGCTTGCTTACAATGACAAAATTTACAATGTTTATGTAATGAACAATTGGTATTGGCGTCATAGAGATTGGACAATAGATTGCGGCAACGAAGTGTCAGTTGACAAAACAAAACTGTATTGTTGTATGCAAAATAGAGGACGTGAACACAGGCAAGCCACTACAATATATTTACATCAACAAAATTTACTCAATGATGGTATTGTTAGTGCAAATTTTAATCTCAATTTAGACTGTAATTTATACAATGCTGATTTAACAACACAAAAAGATTTTACTGATAAAATTTTACCTTTGGTTGTTGATATAGGTGGCACAGGTGACAAGTGTTATCCTAACGATTTAAATCCAAAAATATACAATGATACTTTAATTAATTTGGTTAGCGAAACATTTTATCATGAAAAAACAAATAACCATGTAAGCGAAATGTTTATTACTGAAAAAACATATAAAGCCTTTACAGCATATCAAATTCCTGTTATAATAGGACCAAAGGGTATTGTTGAAAAATTACGCAGTTACGGTTTTGATATGTTTGACGATATTATTGATCACAGTTATGATAATATGGAAGACAGCGATAGGCTTTTTGCAGCAATTGATAATTTAAAAACATTACAAAAACGAGATATAAAATGGTTTAGTGATAAAACCAAACAACGTAGAATTAAGAATAAAGAACTTTACCTAGCAGGTGTAAACATAGACGAGAAAGTAACAACATGCTTGTAGAACTAGATGATGTGGCATTTTGGATGGACGCTGTACGCAACAGTGAAAATCCTTATAGTGTACTAGAAAGTTTCTGGAAAGGACAACTTAAAAGCAAAGAGTGGCTTATAAACAGTTTGTTTTCTTGCGTAGACGAAAGCGTACCACAGAACATTGTTATTCACGGCGGTTGGAATGGTGTATTAGCATGTATGTTTTTTAACAGCAGTATTAACACTGGATTTGTTCGCAGTATTGATATTGACGAAAGTTGCGAAGAAATAGCAAACATGATTTGCAAACGTCAAGAAATGATTGGCAACTTTCGTGCTGTTACTGCTGATATGTGTACTTACGAATACGAGTTTGATCCCGAAATTGTAATCAATACCAGTACAGAACATATCTCGCAAGAACAATATGATATTTGGCTTGAGCGTGTTCCTGACAACAGTCTTGTAGTATTGCAAAGCAACAATTATTATGATTTGCCTGAGCATATACGCTGTTTTGACACAGTTGAAGATTTTGCTGCCCACAGTGGATTGTCATATATAATTAAGCAAGAAACATTAGAACTGCCGCTGTACAATAGATTCTTGCTAATAGGACGCAAATGAGCACACAAAATTTTATTGAATTATTTAAAACTGGTTTAGAAGACCGTACAACAAAAAGTTTTTGTGTCTTACCGTGGATTCATATGGCAACACGACCTAACGGAGATATGCGGTTGTGTTGCAGTGCTAACGCAAGCGGCGCTGGTACAGATCACACAGTAGGACTTGTAAAAAATCAAGGACAAGTTGTAAATTTTGCATCTACAACACCTATGGATGCATGGAACAGTGATTATATGTGCGAAACAAGACGCACTATGATGGCAGGAGAAGTTCCTGCAAGTTGTACAAAATGTTTTGCAGAAGAAAGCAAAGGTGTAGTTAGTAAACGCTTGTGGGAAACCAGCACATGGATTGAGCGTGGTGTAAAAGTCGAAGACTTGCTCAACAATACTACCGAAGATGGTAAAGTGCGAGAGCAAATTAAATATTTAGATTTACGTTTAGGGCATACTTGTAATATTAAATGTGTGATGTGTTCACCGCATGATAGTAGTAAGTGGGTCAAAGATTGGAAAGTACTTGAACCACAGTTAGAAGATCCTGAAGTAAAACGACAAATGCAATGGGATAAAAATGCATTTGACAACAAGTGGCATGAAAATGAAATCTTTTGGGATCAACTGTATAAACAAATACCTTATTTAGAAGAAGTTTACTTTGCTGGCGGCGAACCTCTTATGATTGCTGAACATAAGAAGTTTATTGAAGAAATTGTTCGCAGTGGACATAACAAACATATTAGATTACGATATAACACAAATGGTATACTTGTAGATGAAGAACTTATTGATTTGTGGAAAAATTTTGAATTAGTTAAAGTTGGAATCAGTATGGATGCTGCTGGTCCGAGAAACAATTATATTCGTTATCCTACCAATTGGGAAACTGTAGAAAGCAACTTGCACATGCTAGACAATACACCGGATAATATTCGTCCTAGTATTGCAACTGCATTACAAATTTTTAATATAAAACATTTGCCAGATTTTGTACACTGGAAAATAAGCAGTGAATTTAGAAAAGTTAACACCGAAGAAGTACGTGGTATTATGGCAGGCGGCGGTTTAATGAATATGCATCTGCTTTATATTCCAACATTTCTAAGTATACAAATTTTACCAGAAGAAGATAAAAAAGAAATACGTGAATTGTTTTACAGTTTTAAAGGTTGGCTTGAACAAGTACATTTAAATGACAACAGTTTCTTTACTACTAATCCTTACGGATGGAAACGTTGGGAAGCAATATTAAATCATATGGACAGTGCTGATAACAGTCATTTGTTACCAGGCTTTAAAGAATATGTAAACAAGTTAGACGCAATTAGGGGTGTGAGTGCTAAAACAGTGTTTCCTGAACTTGCACATTTATTATGATACACAGTATACAAAATTTAGATACAGATTTTACAATTGAATTTGAATTGGGCAACGTTTGTAATTTCAAATGTAACTATTGCTTTCCTGGTAGTAACGAAGGCAATCGTTTATGGCCAGACATTGAAACAGTTGACAAAGCATTGTTAACATATATAAAACGTCATGGCAGAAAAACAAGACTTTATTTAATTGGCGGTGAGCCGACACTGTGGAAACACCTGCCAAGATTTTGCACCAACATTAAAATGGCACATGATGTAACAATCAACATCAGTACAAATGCAAGTAAAAAAATGAATTGGTGGAAAAAATATTGGAGCAGTTTTGATGTAGTTAACATCAGTGTGCATCACGAATTTAGCAATATACAGCATTGTATTGACGTTGCCGACATGTTGTATGAAAACGGTGTTGAAGTTAACATTGATGTATTAATGGATCCGGCACACTTTGAAAAGTGTAAAGACATTGTTGAACAATGTAAAACAAGTAACAATTTGTTTCCTATTATTGCAAAGACAGTAGTATATAATGGCAATCATATGTATAACAGTGAACAATTGGAATACATGGAAACTTTTATAAAACGTTATCCTGATTTAGTTTGGTATAATAAAGTATTAAGACGTCCGCACACACAATATATGATAGATGGCAATCTTGAAACCAACAACAGTTATTTAATTAATAACAATTTAAATCATTTTAAAGGATGGAAATGTAATTTGGGTGTTGACCTTGTAAAAATTGATTCTTATGGTAATGTAAAAGGTAACTGTGGACAAGATTTAAATTTAAATATATACAATCTAAAAGGTTTTGAAATTAACCCAGTTATATGTGAACAAGAAACGTGTCCGTGTGCCGGCGAAACTATTGTAACCAAATGGAAATGCAATGACTACTTTTGATACATTAATACCGGCAAAAAGAATAAGTTTTCAAATTGCTTGGGAAAGTACACTCAAGTGTAATTTAGATTGCAGTTATTGCGGCGACGGTCATGACAATAAAACAGAGCATCCTGCATTTGCAGAATGTTTAGATACTGTAGATTTTATTTACAAGTATGTTGATGTAAAAATGCAGCAGCGTCCAGAATCACAGCGTTTTGCAAATTTAAATATACAAGGCGGAGAAAGTATTTTTCATCCAAGAATTTTAGATATACTAAAGTATGTAAACGAAAAGCGTAAAAACTACAATTGGTATATGGGTGTAGCAACTATTACAAACGCTGTTATTGGTCCTAACTTATGGAATAGGGTAGTTGAATATATAGATTATTTTACAATAAGTTATCATCCAGAGGCACCTGCTAAAAGCAAAGAACTTGTAAAAAACAATATTTTATATCTTATAGACAAACAAAAAACATTTCATGTTAGTGTAATGATGCACCCTAAACATTGGGATGATTGTATTGAATTTATTGAATGGTGCAAACAGCATGATATAAAATACAATGCTAGACAGATTGATCATCATTGGTTAGACATGCGTTTTAATTACAACGCTGAACAAAGTGAATACCTAATTGGACGTAAAGTTACAACAAAAGATAAAATTTTATATGGTTTAGCAAAAGGACTTAATCTAAGTAAAACAGGTAGAGCATGTTGCGGCGGTAATACGTTGTGTGCTGGTGGATGTGAGACAAACTATGTAGAAGGCAACAATTTTAAAAACTGGCATTGCAGTGTAGCAGATTACTTTTTGTATATTAGACAAGTAACTGGAGAAGTATTCACTAACAAAGATTGTAAAATGAATTACAATGGCAATGTTGGACCAATTGGTTATTTGTATGATACTAATAGTATTTTAGAAAATATGCATAACAACGGTGTAGTTTGTAAAAAATCTAGTTGTTGGTGCGGATTATGTGCGCCAAAGGCACGTAATAAAGAATTGTTTATTGATGCCATGAAGGCAAGTCAAGATCTTCCCAGTTAGTATAAGTTAAATCTTTAACACATCCTGTTTCGGGTTTCCATTTTTCTATACCTTCTGCTGCACGTTTATCAAAAATAACAGTAGCATGAGGCAAGTTGTCTTTTAAAAGTTTAATTAATTTATTTTCTTGTTTTAATCTATATTCTAAAGGTAAAAAAGCAACAGTACCTTCGTATGCAAATATATTACTCATATCGATTACGGTTGCATGTTGATCTTCAGTAGGAATAATTTGAATAAACTTTTCAGGTTCGTGCAAAGGATCTAATAAATATCCACCGCCTACATTATCTAATGCACGTTGATTATAATCATAGTAAATAATTTCTGCTTCGTGTCCGTGTAAACGTTTTTTTGCTGCATCGGCATTAGCAATAGTAACTAAATGTCTAATCGGAGTGTTGTATTTTCTTGGATACTTCTCTGCTTCGCCAGTTGCTTGCGTATGAACATGTTGTGTTAAGCAGTAATTGTATTTTTGAAATACGTAAGGATCGATTTCTTCTCTGTAAATGTAGTGTTTGTTAGATCTACAAATTGTATCATATGCTTCAATTGGCAAATCAATAGATAAGAATGCACTAATTAAATTCCAACCGTGAATTTTATGTTTATACAATAATTGTTTTGTGCCCATGTTTAACCATGTAGGCAAATAATCATCGTGTACATTTGTGTGACTTCTAAAAGGAGCAATCTGACTGTGCGGTGATAATGGTTGATCTTCACCAACTTTAGGACATCCTATTTTTTTATAGTTCTCTAAGTTTATACTGTAACATTGATAGTGTAAACCAAAGTATGCATCACCGCCATCTAAAATATGACCTATTATACCATCAAACGTAGGATGGTTTGCAAAAAAACTGTCACCGTTGGTAAATTCATTAGCAGCACTTGATACTACTGCATATGTATACTTGTCTGCTACTAACCGAAGCATTTTGTCTTCATTTTTATCAACATAAACATCATAACCCATGCCGGTTAGATTGGTAATAGTGTAGTCAGCACGATTTTTGACAATTTCTTTTGCCATGCCTTTATACTTGTCTGTGTCATCTACAATACAGACACACCATTTTTTACTTTTAAATTTGGCTTGATATACGTTCATGTTGTTTTTCGTAACTTCTAACTAGCATTTCACAGAAGTCTTGTTTCCTGTTACCTAAATGACAATGTGCAATCAAGTGTGTGCGACTTTGTCTACTCAAGTTAACTACACTATGATCTTTAAAAATGTTAACCATAAACATTTTTCCAGTAGCAAAAGGCACACAACCTGAATCTTTTAGTGTCATATAACAATCTTTTGGATGATCAATTGCTACGTTTATTGGCAACGGAGCATCTAATATATTTTCCATATCGATTACTGGACTAAAATCATTGTGAGGACTAACACTTCCGAGTTGTGCTAATCGCATAAATCTAATACGTGCATAACTTTCACTTGGAAAAACATTTTTAAAAAAATTCTTTATATTTTTACATTTTTTGCCTAGTGAAGTCCAAATATACTCTGGTTCTTTTTCATAACCATAGGTTTGCCATACATTTGTTTTGTCAACATCAATACCGTGAAGTGTGCAACTTTCCCAACCAACATGTGTTCCTTCACCTATATGAATATCTCTATGTGAAACATATTGGTATTCGGCAAACTTAGAATCTTCTTGCCATGCATGAACATTAAAAATAGTATCTAGTTCGACCCACTGATATCCGTTGCCACATAATATCCATTTTGCTTGATCGATAACATCGTAGTCAGGCAATGGCTTAGGTGTTACAGGATGATCTTTGTGATCTAAATAAAAATTATGAGCGTTCATGCTGTATTTATTAAGTGCGCAGTTTATAATGTCTTAAACACGGACAAACTTTTTGCTTTTGGAACACACATTCCACATCCACAACGCTGTTTTGGACATTTGATTATTCTATTTCTATTTTCAAATGCATAATTTAATATACCTTCTGTATTTGATAGTCTACCAATTGGTCCTACTCTTCCACTAAAACTAGTTTGACAAGTTTGATGATGATATACTTTTCCAGTGTGTTGATCAATGTGTAAGAAATACTTGTTAACAGCACAATACCATCCTTTAAAGTTGGTATTTACTGCTTCTATTTTTTGCCAACAGCCGTTGCAACTGCCTTCTATACTTCTAGCACCACAACAACCCCGTGGTAATTCAGTGCCATTTGCTATTTTATCTACAATGTCTGTAGGTAATCCTTTTTCAGTAAGATACCATTGTTGCTGTTCTACTGTATATGGATGACTTGTTCTACGTTTTACACCTTCGCTGTCGTCAAACCATTCTGTAAAACCAAAATTACCGTCGCCTATCATTGTAGGTTTGCTGTCAATGCCCAATGCTTTTAATTTTTCATGCACTTCAACACATTCTGCCCAATGGTCTGTGTGCATCATTACATTAACTGTTAACCAAATTCCTGCATTGTGTACTAATTCTGCATTGCGTATTGTTCTTTCTTTACTAAACAAGTTTGCTTCAGCATGATAACTTAAAGTAATACCTACAAAGTTGTCTTTAATAAAGTCAATATGTTTTTCTGGCCATGTTCCGTTGCTGGTCATTCCAATTTGGAAATCAGTTTCGTTACGTATTTTTTCCACAAAACGCCAAAAGTCTGGATTTACCGTAGGTTCGCCTCCTGTAAATCCTATGTTAGCATTGGGTTGATTGTATAATTGAGTGTATTGTTTAATAAAATCAAGAGTGTCACACAATTCATTCCAACTTGTAGGTGGACTATATGTATTGTGTCGAGTACTTTCGCAATAAGTGCAATCAAAGTTACACCTACGTCCAATATCCCAAGTTACCATCATAGGTTCTGGTTTGGTTAATTTAATTGCATCTACTTCCATTTTGTAATATTCACATCTGCTGCACAAGTACACCATTCTCGGGTGCATGTAATTGGCTCTTCAGGTAGTTCAAATGTATCGTCGTATATATTTCCTAAACTGCCACCTACTCTACAAGTGGCTCTGTGTACATCGCCGTTCCAGTTAATCATTAAACTTTCTAATCCTGCATTACAATTCCAGCCTTTGAATTGATTTCTATGTTCTTTTATTAAATCGTTAGCATGTACTAATTCAAAGTCGTCAACTAGTGTATTAGGCTGTGCAGTTGCAGTGTTATTTAATATCCATTCTAAATCTTGTCCGTTATAACGTAAATCATCAAACCAATCATGTTTTTCTGTCCAACGTATACGTCTTATTGTATAAGATATATTATGTCCTGTTAAAAAACTTGCTGCATATTTTACTTTATCCATGTGATCGTGGTGTGCCATTATAGCAACATGGTAGTCTTTAGGAAATTTAATACTTTCTTCGCCTGAAGCAAACCCAATAATATTAGTTAAACTACGTTTCCAGTTTTCATCTTCCAAGTGTAAACTAAAAACAATATAATTTACAGGTATTCTTTCATAAAAATCTGATGTTCGTGTTGCATTAGTTGTAACACTTAGCCATTTAATTTTGGGTCTTGCATATTCTAGCAAATCTTCTATTGCAGGATGAACACATGGTTCTCCTCCTGTGAAACTAATTCTTGCATTTTTAAGATTTGCAAGTTTATCAACTGTGTGCATTAATTTGTCTAGTCTTGTATGCGGTGAAAAATTATCATGTATTTCTGCAGGACAATATGTGCAATCTAAGTTACAGCGTTTACCCAAATTCCATTCAATTTTTACACTATCTGCGTAATGGTTCCAGCGATTTTCAACTCTATACATATTGAACAAACTCCGGATTTACATTTAAAAAGTTTTGATTGCGTGTCTTATCTAATGCACGGTTAAAATTTACACAATCATTCCAATACTGACTCAAATCTTTTGCTTCTAAAAAGTTAATGTTGTCGGATATTTGCCTCTCAGTAACAGATATAAGAGCAGGATTACTTCGTACAATTGGATAATCACGGAAGGTTTTTTGTATGGTTTGTAGTTCTCCAATAACTTTCTCCTTTAACGGTTGAGGTATTACTTGAGCACTGAGTGCTCTTGGATATGTTACTCTGTGTGAATAAAACACAATACCCATGTTATTTAAGAAATAATCAATACATCTAGGTAGTTGTAAAATATTGTTTGCTTGTACAGTAAATGCTCCAACAATGTAGTCTACGTTACTAAAACTTTTGAATACTTTTATATTTTCTTCGACTTCTTCAAAAGATCCATTGCCTCTTATGTATTCATATACATCACCAATACCGTCAATGCTAACATTTACAACTACACGTTTGAACTTAGGCCAGTAATCGTGTATACTACGTCCTTTAATGCCCAGTGTAGTTCCGTTGGTTGCATATTTTAGTTCTATGTTTTTGCCGTAAGGTGCCATCATATCTAAAATTTTATAATGCATTGGATCCATTAATGGTTCGCCACCAGCAAATTCAATACGTCTAAAATATGGAATAAGTTTTTCTAAATTATCCCAAAAGTCATCACGTTCTTCAAACAAGCCTACATATGGGTGCTGCATTAGGTTGAGTTTTTTTACAGCATCTACTAGATAGTTTCCTTCGTCTTTGTAAAACTGTTCAACTTCTTGCCAGTCTTTCCATTGTGTACTATCTAGTGGGTTACACATACGACATTTGAGGTTACACAAGTTGTTTATTTTGATTTCTATTGTAGGAAATTCAAATGGCATACTGTAATCATCACGCAAACTGTCTAATGCGTTAGGATACAGGTTGCAACGTGCATCTGGAAAACTATCTCGTATGTGACGTTGTCTTAAACTTTCAACACCTTGGTCTTCCAAGTTAAAACAAGGTTCACATGCAGCCGGACGTTCACCACACAACACTTGTCTGCGTATTTCACGCATTGTACCGTTGTTCCAAATTTCCTCTAAACTGTTATTTTGTATCCAGCCAACAGGCAAACTACGACAACAGGCTTTTACTGCGCCATCTTCTCGTGTAGCAAGTCCTGTAAACGGATGTAAACAAAATGTTTTACTTGGATGTAAGGATTTTGACAAGTTCTTTACCTAAAATTTTATTACTGTATGCATTTGGATGATATCCGTCAGGCCAAAAGTACTCCTGAAATGGTTCTGATTCCATTTTTAATTGTTGTTCTCTGTTTTCTAGCCAAACACGTGACATGTCTTTACTACAATTATCAAAGTTAAGCATACCACCCCATCCACTATCCCACAATCTAGGATGATTGTATTTTCCATCACTTACTAATTCACTAACACTGTGAATAATTATGTTACTATCGTTTCTGTGTTTTAAACTATGACATCCGCCTATAAGTTTTATGTTTGCTTCGAAAGAATTTGCTGATTGTATTGTTGATTCTAATAATGTTTCGTTTGCTTTTATTAGTTCGTCGGCAGTTAAAAAGTCGTTTACATAAAAACTATAATGTTTCTTGGGATTCGTTATATCTCTAAAAGGATCTGTTACAAAGAATAACACTACATCGTAATCATGATGATGCTTTGCAATATTAAACAGGGCTTCTTGATTGTTCCATCCCCACATAACATCTACTTCAGCAATTTTGTTTAATTGTTTTACATAACCTGGTCCAGTATTTACGTGTTTACCACCGCGAATATCCCAAATACCGGCCGCCCAACTATCGCCTACGCTAAGAATACGCATGTTGTATACCCCATTCTCTTTCCTTGCACCAAAAACATTCACCGCACAACGGCACACGTTGATAAGGTTTATAATTTGTATAATCTAAGTCTGCAAATTCGCCTTCACAACTGCGAGTAATTTCGAGCAGTTCTCCTATATGGTTATCCATATATTGTTTGATAATCCAGTCTTTACGTACATTGGTAAACGGATGACAAACTGTTACACCCATGTGTTCTGTTTCAACTGGCAATCTAGCATAATCTCTATCATCTAAACTGCCTTCAAATTTTTCAGTTGGATTTAGTGTTACACCTGCATACCATGCATCTAAATTGTGCAAGTGTGCAACATATTCGTTGTGCGCTCGTAGTATAATTCTATTGCCTGACTTGTTTTCACCATACTCGTCAGTGATGTATGTTGTATTGGGCTCTTCCATTTCAGGAGGTATAAACCCTTCGATATGTTCAATACGATTACTAAACTTTTCTCGAAACCAACTAACAACGTCTTTGGCAATCCAACGTTGCCACGGGCGTGTTTTCCACATACGCACCTGTGTAGTAAAGTAAATATCGGCAGTAGTGTTACTTAATATAAGATATGCTAGTAACGCACTATCTGCGCCACCACTTAAACTGATGCCTATGCGTTTCCATTCTTTTTTTATTGGGATGTAAATTCCGTCGACTTTCATACTCTATTATAACACACATCAGTAATGTGTCAAGTGTCCTATTCCTATGCGTTCTTTAAATTCTTGTGTAAACTTACAGTCAATACGCAATCCATATTCTTGCTGCATACTGTATTCACCGCCATGCCAGTCTTGATCGTTAAAAAAGCAGGCATGTGAATTTACATAATGTTTGCGTTTATATTCTGGATCCCAAATATAAAAACCTCTTTGTGTATTTGGACGTATGTGTATAAACTCAATGTTGTGGTCGGTATAATCGTGTGTATCTGCATCCAAGTCTCTATGCTCAAACGGCTTGCTACTGCTTTCACTTACAAAGAACATCACTCTGCCAGTGTGTTCTACAATGTTTTTTTCTTTGAGTGCATCTACCCATGCCATAACACCAGGAAAGAATTCACTTTCTGGAGTTGGTTGTCTTGCAACACTACCTCTATCTTTCATGTTAGTGCCTTCTTCTTGTAGCACATAATAAATGTAAGGATCGTGCGCACCCATAGCACTTTTTAAATATCTTACAAACAAGTTGCGTTGTTTATAATCTGTAAAGTCTTTTGGAAAAATAGTGTTACCGTTTAGTTTAATTGGATCGTTTTCGTCAAGTGCTTTGTATTCTTCAAATGCACGGTATATAGGTTTCCAATTACAAATGTAACTCATGTCTTTAAAATCAAACCCAGGCGTCATCCATGTGCCTTCTTTTGCATAGTCTCTTGCAAGTGCCATGCCTTTGCATATCTCTGCATTTAAACTCTTAAATCCTTCAATATCAAGAAATGGATCAAGGTCGATATATGGTTTGTTCTCAAATCCTCTAATCATGCAAATACTTATCCAGTAAATACTGCATGATAGCGTCAACTGAATACACTGCAACAACAGAACAGTTTGAATACTTAAAAAGTATATGCAGTACCGAAAACAAAATGGTGTTAAACAAACCTACTGGTGATTTCTTTTATGATCCGTGGGAAGTGTTACCAGAATATCGAGATACACCTGTTGAACAGTTTTTATCACAATTACCTGATATTGGCGAAGCACGTATTATACGACAAGAAAGCGGCACTTGTTATTTTAGTCACAGTGACATTGATGACAGATATCATTTAAATTTAAGTGGCGACTGTGCTGCACTTATTGACATTACCAAAAACAAAAACTATTTTTTATATCCTGATCAAAAAGTTTATGTAATGAATGCTGGTACAACACACAGTGCAGCAAACTTTGGAGAACACACTAGATATCAGTTGGTAATAAGAAAACTATTAGAAAATGTAACATGGACAGACACCACAGTTGAAATACATGCCGGAGGTGAAAATCCGAGATTTGCATTTGACAAGTATGTTAGTCCGTTGTTAAATGATATGAACAAGCGTAGAATACTTGGCAATTTTCAAGTATTAGAAACTGGCGTTCGATTAAAAACAACAAAGTATTGGTTTGAAAAATTAAAAGAATCAGTTCCAACTGAATTTAAGTGTATATCAGTTTAGCCTTATCGATAAATTCGTCAGGATAATCTCCTCTAAAACTTTCAAGAGTTAATTGCCCGTAAAATTCAAATGGGTATGTGGCATTTATATTAATATCATTTTCTTTACAATATGCTAATAACTTTTCTTGTCTGCTTTCGCTAATATGATCCAGTACCTGAGATATAGTTATTTCTTGTTCATTGTCTCTATAACAAAAGAAATGATTTATACTGCGTAAAGTGCCGTCTATTATAAAGTAACTGCTAGGATGTAAACTAAACTTCCAAATTTTACTGTTTCTGTATGCTTGTAAAATGTTTAACATTTGTTCCTGCCAATCAGGAAGTACAGAATCATAATTTTCTTTATTGCATTTTGCTTGTTGCCAAAAATCTACATCTTGGTATTCAAAAACCAGTTTGCGTTCTACATCATCAATGTGTCTTAGTTTAGGCATTAAGTTTTCGTATTTGCCAAAAAACAACAAACTAAACTTAAAATCTCTTTCCCATTTTTCTTTTAGTTTTGCTTCGGGTAAACATTGCCCATTGTGATATTTTTGGTCAGTGGTATAATGACAAGTAAACAATTTGGTAGTTTTGTCAACAAAACTTGTATAAACTAGATTGTTTCTGCAAAGTCCTACACCAGGTACATTGTTGTAATAGTATTCAATCATTAACTATATAAAGGCAAGAACTTTGGTTCACCGTTTACAGTAATTTGTAACCAACTGTCAGGGGCAGTTGTATTTGAAGGTTCTACGCCTGTTTCTCCGTCTGTATTAATTTCTGCTAATGTAACATGCAACTTGCCATGATTGTCGTAAATCATATAGTTTGCTTGTTCTTCGTAGCCACCTGTTACAAAATACAAATCTCCAGGGCACCCTGCTTCTTTCAAGTCAGGTCTAACGTCTGCATCTTCGGGTATTCTTGCATAAATTGCTGCAACGTATGATTTAGTTTTAAACAAATCTCCGCCCATGTGTATTGCAGTGCTGTCGTTTGGATTAGCATTTGTGTCAATGATTGCACTATAAACCAATCCAGGTAATTTTTGTCCTGGTTTAACAGGAACTGGATCTGTTTGTGTACCACCCGACAAGCAAAGTTCCATACCTATTTGTAGCCAATCACGTACAGGAGGCTCAAATTCTCTAAAGTATCTTAACTCAATTGCTGGTTCGCTGAATACTTTATCTATTTCTATTTTTAAACCGTTGTGATCAAAATTTGCGTTTGGCAGTTCTAAGCATTCGCCACTTAATTGTTCTGTAAACAAATTAGAAACACTGATACTATTTGACTTAGCATTGTATATTTCTATTCCGTTGTCGTTATAGATATTACCTTTGAGATCTACATTGTGTAGCATTCGTTGTTCACTATCAAACAATAATTCGTTTGTAGTTGGATCACAAATATCACCTGCAAATACCCCTGAAATCTTTTTTGCAACAACTTCGTCTGCTGATACAACTGAAACTGACAATTCGTCGTTATCTAAATTGTACATGCTATTGCCAATTTTGTTTAGAATGTCACCGTAAAACGATCCTGTAAAGTCACCTTGTAAACTGTCTATAGTTTTGTGTTCAACATCGATAAAAACGTTGCCTGTACTGTCAACAATGTTACCTAACAAGTTACCAAAAAATGTACCTTGGAATGTGTTTGTTTCTGCATTGTAAACTGTTTCGCCATTTCTGTCAGTAAAGTCGCCCACAAATTTACCTGTAAATACACCTGTGTTGTGATCATAAGATAGCAATCCGTCACTGGTGTATACATTACCAATTACGTCTTTTTTGATTGCACCAATTTCGTTATCAAAAACTACATTTCCTTCACGGTCAAGGATACTGCCTTTGACATTTCCTAGCCAAGTGTTATTGGAAATATCTGTTAAAATATCTCCATTGTTATTGTATATGTCTCCGACTACGTCACATTTTATAATGTTGGTATCTGTATCGTATACAATATCGCCTTTTTCGTTTACAATATTAGCACGAATTGTATTAGCATCAATATGATAAGTTTCGATGTCAATGATTTTTTTACCATGCACACCTAGTACATGACCTTTAACATTACCTAGATACTCTCCTAGATCTTGATCGATAAGCAGTTCGCCATCACTGTTTACAATGTTAGCCATCACTGTGCGATTGTAACTATCAATCATCATGGTGCTGTCTGCACCTACAATATTAATCCTATACGGAGCACCTTCGTAAAGTTCCATAAAATCTCCTTGACAACTTTGCTAGTAGTATATATAATAGTGATATGTATGATATAGTCTTTATTGGCAAAAACACAGAAAACTTTGACCTACTAAAAAAACGATTTCCACTAGCCAAAAAGGCACTTGATGTTAAACAAGCACAGCGTATAAGTTTAACAAAGTTTCTTTGGCTTGTTTGGGATGATGTTGTAGTGCAAGATGATTTTAACTTTGACTACGTGCCCGATGCGTGGAGTCAAAACGTTATCCATTTGTTTTTAAATGGAGAGCATTATGACGGCATTTGTTTGGTTCCAAAGTCTATGGATATTACACAAAAAGAAATCGATCATAGATTTTTTGTGTCAAATAAGAAAGTAGAAATACAGGCTAGTAAACCTTGCAAGTTTGAAGTTTTTGAAACTTTAACATACGAAGATTATCTTGATGCTTTGGAAACAAGCAAATATGATATGTTTTGGATTGTACCAGATTATGTTAATCCTGCAAGGCATTTTAAGTTTGACAGTTACTTTAGCCATCTTGGACGTAATACAAACTATGCTTATTTGAATGGCAAATATCATGACGGTATTGTGTTGTGCAGTAAAAAAGCAAAATTCAGTAGACGTGAATTTGATTACAAATTTATTGCAAACAAAAAAGAAATAGATATTATTGTAAGCACACCTAAACCCTATGACATGGTGTTTATCAGTTACCAAGAGCCAAATGCTGATGAAAATTATGAACGTATACTGCAACGTTTTCCAGACTGCAAACGTGTACACGGTGTAAAAGGCATCCACCAAGCACATATCGAAGGTGCTAAATTGTGTAACACAGATATGTTTTGGATTGTTGACGGTGATGCAATCATTGTAGATGATTTTAACTTTGATTATCAAGTAGCACGTTGGGATAAAGAAACTGTGCATGTATGGCGCAGTCAGAATCCGATCAATGATATGGTATATGGTTATGGCGGTGTAAAATTATTTCCAACAGAACTAACAATCAATATGGACACTACAAAGCCTGATATGACAACCAGTATCAGCAGCAAGTTTAAAGCAGTGCATGACATTAGCAACATTACAGCATTTAACACAGATGCATTTAACAGTTTTAAAAGTGGATTTAGAGAATGCTGTAAATTAAGTTCGAAAGTTATTGATAGACAAAAAGACGATGAAACAAATGAACGCTTGCGCAAATGGTGTACAATAGGCAGCGATAGACAATACGGTAAGTATGCTATTGCAGGAGCAAAAGCAGGTGCAGCGTATGGTATGTTGCACCAAGGAGATTTACAAGCATTGAAAAAAATCAACGACTTTGATTGGCTACAGGAGCAATTTGAAAATGCAAACATTTGAATTATTAGATAGATTTGAATTATTGTATCCGACAAATACAAAGTTAGCAGACTTGCGTAGAACTTACATTGATAATGATTTAAGTAGTTTATTTAGATTGGTCGATGCTGATGAAGAATTACGAAAAGCAATTTTAGAAAAAAATCTGCACAGTATTTTTAGACTATTACCAGAAGAACCTGGAGCATTTGGTACTGTAGATGATTTACGCAAAGCAGTAATTGAACAAAACTTACATAGTATTTTTAGATTAGTGGATCATGAAGATTTACGTAAGGCAGTAACAGAAGATAATTTACACAGTGTATTTAGATTACTTAACGATGATGATTTGCGTAAACTTGTATTAGAAGATAATACTTGGAAGTTATGGCCTGTTTTAGAACGTTATGTTAATACACAATTTATTGCAGCATTTAAAAGTTTCTTTGTAAACGATGTTGAAATATGGAACGACTGTTTTAGTCGAGGACAAATACAAAGTAAACTATGGTTAATCAACGAACTTAAAAAATGTAAAGTAGATCTAGGCACAGTGTATTTGTGTGCAGGTTGGTATGCTACACTTGCTACAATGCTTTTTGAAAGCGGTATGAAGGTAGATAAAATTCGCAGTTTTGATATTGATCCAAGTTGTGTAGATATT